TGCAGCCTATGCGCTCTCAGATTGCAGAGGGCAAGGTGTCTATCTATCAGTCACTCAAGGACATGCACAACGACAGGCAGATAGCTATGAAACCTGGCCGTGCATTCAGCTTCATGTTCCCTGAGTTTGAGCACAAGCAGATCATCATGATGACTGATGCATACCTCAAGGAGTTTGCTGACCGTGACCTCACCTTGCACCAAGCTAAGGATGCTGAGTCATTCAAACGTGCATACTCGCATGAGCAGTCTCACAACGAGAACATCGACACCACTTGGTTTCGTAAGCATCTGGCTCACAGCTGTATGCGCTACGAGTTTGATCACCTGCCTATGCACCCTGCAGAAGCCTATGCGTCTGGTGACTTCGAGATTGTGTATGCTACTGACTCTCATGGTCGCATTGCTGCTCGTACTAACGTGTACTTCAAGCACCCTGACAAGCCACAGGCTTCACCTATCTACGGTGTATCAGAGCAAGCTATTGACTTTGTGTATGATCATCTGATACTACGTAATGTAGAGGTCAGAGACCCTGACTTCTCAGGTGCCAAGCTACGCAGAGTCGATCATGATGGTGGTGGCTTCATTGCACCATACCTTGACCTAGCACCTCAGTCCCTCAATGACACTGGCTTATGGTTAGTGGTTACACATGGTGGTGAGATCAATGCCACTGACTATGGTGGGGTACTCAACGGTCATTACACAACCTGTACTAGCTGTGGTGATGGTCTTGACGAGGATGACTACTACTACTCAGAGACTACTGATGAGCATTACTGTGAGTGTTGCTACTACAACGTCCACTTCTACTGTGAGTATGCAGGTGAGGACATTCATGAGGATGATGGTATCGTAGTATACAGAGTTATGCGTAGTGGTCAGCAGACTAACTTCAGGGTATCTCGTGACTATGTACAGAACTGTGACACCTTCATCTACTGTGATGATGATGACGAGTATTGGGATGCAGATGACGTGACCTACATCGAGTGTGAGGACATCTGGGTATCACCCAATGGTATGGACGATTACTTCCTATCTGATTGGAGTGACGAGTGGTATCCCCGTACCGTGATGTGTACCCTTGACGATGGTAGTGATGTAGCTAAGTCTGAGCTAGATGAAGATGGTGGTATCTGGGAATTACAAGAAGATAACACATGGAAAAATGTACAAGGAGAATTAGATGTATAGTTTGATAGAGATGCTGCGTTACATGAGGCCTGAAGCTTCGCAAGCGCAGAAAGAATTTTGTTTACGGTTCCTCGAACCTACCTTTGGGTTACCCGATATTCACGGTAACTATGTCCACATCATTGGTGACAAGCCTCGACTATGCTTTGCGTCACACCATGATACAGTACACAAGCAGTCTGGTTATCAGAAGCTAGTGGTCATGAATGACGTGGTGTCTGTAGCTGACAGCAAGACTTCCAACTGCCTTGGTGCTGACTGTACCACTGGTGTCTGGCTCATGCTCAACATGATTGAGGCCGGCATCGAGGGTGTCTACGTAGTCCATGCAGCAGAGGAGATTGGTTGCAAGGGTAGCCGTGCATTGGTAGCTGACAACCCACCTTGGTTGAGTCATCTTGACGCAGTGATCTCATTCGACAGATACGGTGACAACTCTGTGATCACACACCAGATGGGTATGCGTACTGCCTCTGATGAGTTCGCTAAGTCCTTCGCTGCAGCACTAGACCTACCACAACTAGAAGCTGATACGGGTGGCTCATACACAGACAGCAACGAGTACTCAGGTGTGGTCTCTGAGTGTACCAACATCAGTGTTGGTTACTATGGGCAGCATGGTGTCAACGAGACGCAAGACCTTGATTTTGCAGAGTTATTGTCTATTGCCTTGGTATCAGCTGACTGGTCTAAGCTAGTGTTTACTCGTGATCCAACTGTCTTTGAGGATGACTATGGACTCTACCCATACGGTAGTAACCGTACCTCTATTGACAGTGAGAACGTCAGTGACTTGATGACTCTAGTACGAGACTATCCCAGTGCTGTTGCTGAGTTGCTTGACGCTTATGGCTTCACTCCATACTCGTTGATGGAGGAGTGTCACATCGAGGATACCAGTCAGTACTACACCTACCTCGATAACTATGCAGCAAGACGCTATGTGTGACACGTTGACACAGTTGCTTGACAACCTAAAATAAATGTGTATTTTAAATATACTTAAAGTATAACTTAAAGTTTCTAACTTCTTTAAGAAGTAATTAAAAGCTTTAAGTGTACTTTAAGTACGAACCTAAGGAGACTTACATGGACGATCCACATGACGATGCCACAGGGTGGCTTGATGAGATTTAAAACAGCAGTTGAAAAATACTTGAGAACCAGACAGTTCAATTCTTTGTCGTATGCAACACAGAAAAACTATGAGTCATGCCTCAGGTCTTTCTGTCGTATGTCTTTGCTTGGCAAGACCATTGGTAACGTAACGGTCACCAACTTCACAACGATCCTCTGCACTGAGATGTATGACACATGGGAAGCTGAGTCCTCTACCTCCAATGCTAATCACAAGAGCAGGGTGTTCTCTGTGCTGATGAACTATCTGGTGTCAATGGACTTCATACCACACAACTGCATGTCCAGAGTCAGGAAGCGTACAAGCACACCACGTTCTGTGATCTGGACTCACGACCAAGTTGTATCATTCCTTGATACAGCCTTCACAAAGTTTGAGTGGCGTAACATCGGACTGATTGTTATGATGTGCTACGAGTGGGGGCAACGTCCAGTAGACATACGCAATCTCAAGTGGACTGACATAGATGGTGCCGTGGTGACCATCACACAGTCCAAGCGTGGTGCTACCGTTGAGCTACCTGTGCCTGATAACCTGATGCCTATGCTTGAGCAACAACGTGAGGACTGGGACTTCCAAGACTACGTAGTGCCTCACCACAGGCCACAGGACAGCGCCTACAGGCCGCTAACAGTTTCTCAGATGACAGCACTGCTCAGAGAAGTTAAGGCTATTGCTGGGCTACCTGACGAGCTGCAGGTAGGTGACCTAAGGAAGACTGCTATTGTGGAGATGATTGAGGGTGGGGTTGACCACCTTGCAATTCAATCTGTATCAGGGCATAAGAACGTGGCTAGTCTTAACCCGTACAATAAGTTTAGTTTGAACACAGCCAAAGCTGCACTTGAAAGGAGACAGCGATGAAAAGGAAAAGAGATATACCGCCTGAGGTATTCAGGCATTGGGCTAATTGTTTCATTGACGGTACGCTTGATGACGAGTATGCTGATGAGCTTGGAGAGATCCTTGAGCTGCTTGCCAATAACGCAGAGTTCAATGAAGAGCTTAGGAAGAATCGTGGGGCTTGGTATGAAGGTTCCATACACTAAGCGTAACCCTATGGCTCAGGATCTTAGGCAACCTAAGTACAAGCAGCAGGTGATTCCTAATAAGAAGAAGCCTGTACCTAAACGTAAACAAAAACATAAAGGAGTTGAAAGCTGATGTATTCATATCACGCAATAAACATCGACGGATCTACTACCCTTAGTCCTCAACTAAAAACTATCAAGGCTTTGCGGGAACGTTACTTCCGTCAAGGTGAGGTATTCAAAGATCACGGATCGGTATCTGAGATTGTAGTTTTTAAGGGGCGTAAGATACATGGTTACTATACCCCTGAGTTTAAGCTTGACAGCAGCAAGCCAGCTGATATACACAATATTTTTTATGGGATGTAGATTATGAAGATAACTAGAGTAAGTCCGTTTTCAAATAAGAAGACAACGCTTGAGATTGACGTGACAGCTAGGCAAATAGCTTCATGGGAGAAGGGCGAGTTGATACAAGATGCAATGCCTAACTTGACAGCAGGTGAACGTGAGTTTATCAAGATAGGTGTTACACCTGACGAGTGGGATGATATATTTGGAGTTGATAAATGACTGAGGCATTGACAGCACTTTGTATACTGCTATTTTTAATCCTTGGTATTGTTTTTATAATAGTGAGTGAGGTAAATAAATGATTGAAGTAACACACGTAGATCACATGGGCAAAGACTTGAGCGTTGCTAATGCAGCACGAGTAAGCTTTGGCAAGAAGAGTGATCTGGATTGGAGTGACCCTTGGAGTCCACCCAAGTTGAGGGAGAAGGATGCCAAGCTGATACGCTACCTTGCTAAGAATGAACACATCAGCCCCTTTGGGCATTGCTTTGCAAGCTTCCACGTCAAAGCACCTGTGTTTGTAGCACGTCAGCTTGTCAAGCATAAGTTCTTACGGTGGAATGAGATCAGCCGTAGGTATGTGGACAATGAGCCTGAGTTTTTTATTCCTGTCGATTGGAGAGAAAAATCAGATGATAAAAAACAGGGTAGTGGTACTGGTTTTGTCAATGAACTGCCTCAAGATGACTCTGAAGACTATGCATCTGACAAAGGTTACTTGGTGGATCATTGGACTACAAATACAACCCGTTACGTAGAGGATAACATATACTACCCTGCCCTGCATACTTATAGAGAGATGTTAGATGCAGGTGTATGCCCAGAGCAAGCACGTATGGTACTGCCACAGTCTATGATGACTGAGTGGTACTGGTCAGGTAGCTTAGATGCATTTGCTGACATGTGTAACCTACGCTGTAAGCCTGACACACAAGCTGAGACAAGGTTTGTGGCTGATGCTATCTCTGAGGAGATGGAGAAACTATTCCCTGTGTCATGGGAAGCTTTATTGTCATGACAGTAGTAGAGTTTATACCCTATATTATAACACTGTCTATCATGATTATCAGTATAGCTTTTATACCGTGCTGGGTAATATTTTTAATAGTAAGGAAAATTAATGCAAGAAAATACAGACAGAGCAATCAAAAAGGAGAAAGATGATGATTGAAGTAATTGGAATTGCAATTTTATCTGGTATAATTGGTATGATGCTTGGCTTGAAGATAGGTTGGCGTGATGCCAAGCGCCTCTATGATCCCTACCTACCAGGATATAAAGATGGCAGGTAATATCAACGGTGCAATCAAGGCGTCAGCTATAGTAGCATTTATAATAGCAGGTCTACCAATACTGGTTGCTATGACGTATGATGAGTTTCCACGCTATTGTAAACAGACAATACTGCTGCCATGTATAGGGGTGAGTGATGAAGATGAATGATGTAAAAATAATAAGCATAGAAGATCACGAGGATGGCAGTGCTACGCTACAAGTAGAGTGTGATCCAGAAACTTTTATGGCTATCTTTAACGTAGGGTTTGTAGCCTTAGTCAAAGCTGGCTTAGAATCAGAAAGGAGTGAAGATGTACGCAGTGGAGATTGAGGTTGAGAAGGGTGAGTACACCCTAGTACGAAAAGAAAACCCTTGGACCTACGATACAGAGGTGCGAACCTTTGAGACCAAGGAGCAAGCAGAGGCAGAAGCTGCAAGATGGAACACGGGGCGTGTAATTAACTATTTACATTACATCCGACCTATGACAAAAGAGGAGCGTGAAAGAGCAAAGCATGTCCGATAATCCACACTTAGCTTGTCCTTATACAGATTGTGGGTCAAGCGATGCATTCAATTGGAATGATGATGGCTATGGTCACTGTCATTCTTGTGGTAACGCATATCCATCTAGAGATATGTCAGAAACATTTGATTGGGTGAAGGCTGAATACCCTTTACCAGAAAGGAGAAAACCTATGGAAATACCAGTGACGGGTATGACCTATCAGAACATCAGGGGTATTGATGCTGATGTCTGTGAGTTGTACGGTATCCAGTTGCAGACTGGTGAAGGTGGTGAACCTGTACGTTATGCGTACAAGTATCCACACACAGTCAAATACAGGCTGCACAGTGACAAGTCTAAGTCTTGGGTTAAGGATCGTGGGCTGGGTATGAACCACCTGTTTGGCCCTGACTTCAATGCTGGCACAAGCCAGCGGATCTACTTGACTGAGGGTGAGTTCGATGCAGCCAGTCTGTATCAGATCCTTGGCAAGACATTCCCTGTGAAGTCACTACCCTCTGCATCTATTGGCGAGAAGTTCATTAAGCACAATCACGCTTATCTGTCGTCATTCAGGGAGATCATCTATGCAGGTGAGCTTGATGCAGCTGGACGTACTGCTGCTGACAAGTTGTACCAAGCCTTCCCTGAGAAGTTCTGGTATGTGCCTATGACCAAGCACAAGGATGCCAATGACTTCTTGCAAGCAGGTGATGGTCAAGACTTGATGTGGTCTGCAAAGAAACCTCAACGGTATTCACCTGAAAACTTTTTCTGCTCTGATCAAGATGTAGAAGATGCAATCCTGAACGAGAATCCCTACGAGTATGTACCGACAGGTCACACTGGTCTTGATGATAAGATCCGTGGGATGGTCAAGGGTGGTATCACCTTTATCAAAGCCCCAAGGGGTACTGGTAAGACTGAGGTGATCAGGTTCTTTGAGACTGGTCTCTTACGTGATGAAGAGAGCCGCATAGCTTTACTCCACATGGAAGAGATGAAGTCTACCACCTACCGTTCAATGGCTACCTATCAACTAGGTGTCAATGTCCGAACCAAGGATGATGCCAGAGAGAATGGTGTCTCTGAGGCAGCTGTGATTCAAGCAGCTAAGGACATGTCTCAGGGTGAACGTACCATTATCTTTGAGATGATGTCACACGATGACCCACTAAAGTTGCTTGACTACATACGTCTTGCAGCTACAGTCTATGGTGCTGGCTTCATCTTTATTGATCACGTTCAGCGTCTAGCCTACCTGTCTAGCTCTGGTGTTGATGGTGCTACCAGTACACTGACCACACTAGGTTCTCGTGCAGCACAGTTAGCTAAGGAGTTGAACATCGGTGTGATCTTTATATCACAGGTCAATGATGATGGTAGAACAAAGTATGCCGCATCACTTGAAGAAGAAGCAATTATCTGTGTTAAGATCGAGCGTGATGTTGAGACAGACGATGAGATTCTTCAGAACACCACCAACTTTGTTGTTGACAAGAACAGACCGTTTGCTAAGTTGGGCCATGCTGGTTCAGTCTACTATGATCCAGAGACTACGATACTTAGTGAAGAGACACCGTTTATAAGGAGTGACCTAGCAGCATGATTGTATTTGATGTAGAAGCTGACAACCTCTTGGATGATGCTACTAAAATACATTGCTTATCTTACACATCTGATGGGGTTAATTACGACACCTTGTTTGACTATAACGACATGCGTGACTTGGTTATGAGTCAAGCAGGTTTGATTGGTCACAACATTGTGCGGTATGATGCACCTTTACTTGAGAAGATATTGGGCATCAAGCTTGAGGCTAGATTGTTCGACACCCTACCTATGTCTTGGGTGCTGAACTATACTCGTGCTGGTAACAAGCATAAACTTGAGGCTTTTGGTGAAGACTTTGGTGTACCTAAACCTAAGATCAATGACTGGGTTAATCTCACTCAAGAAGAGTATGCTCACCGTTGTGTTGAAGATGTCAAGATAAACTGGTTGCTTTGGCAAGACTTACTCAAGCGATTCATGATCATCTACCAGAAAGACAAGGTGCTGTTGAATAAGTTCTTCCGCTACCTTGAGTTCAAGATGCGATGCGCAGCTGTAGCTGAGACTGTTGGTTGGAAGCTTGATCTAGACTTGGCTGTCAAGTGTATTGATGACTTGACTCAGCAGCAGATCAATAAGGTGGCAGAGCTTAAGACTGTGATGCCAATGGTTGCTAAGACTCAGGTAAAGCGTAAGCCTAAGAATTGCTTTAAGCAAGATGGTTCTCCATCTGCTCATGGTGAGAAATGGTTTGCATTGCTTGATGAAAACAACCTACCAAGACATCATGACGAGGGTGTGCTTGTCCTCAAGGGTTATGATGAGCCTAACCCCAACTCCCCGCCCCAAGTAAAAGACTGGCTGTTCTCTTTGGGTTGGGTACCTTGTACTTTTAAGTATGAGAAAGAAGATGATGGTACTGAAAGAACTATACCTCAAATCCGTAAAGAAGGTGAGCTTACTGACTCAGTACGTTTACTTGTTGAAGATAATCCTACGGTAGAAGTTCTTGAGGGTCTTACTGTCATTCAACACAGACTTAAAATCTTTGAGGGATTTGTTGAGTGTGAGCGTAATGGTTATGTGAAGGCAGAGATTGATGGACTCACTAATACACTACGTTTCAAGCACAAGAAACCTCTTGTCAACTTGCCTGGGGTGGACAGACCTTGGGGTAAGGAGATCCGTGGGTGCCTCACTGCACCTCAGGGTTACGTACTGTGTGGTGCTGATATGACCTCTCTTGAGGACACATGCAAGCGTCACTACATGCACCCTTACGATCCAGACTATGTTCTTGAAATGTCAGAGGATGGGTTTGACCCACACCTTGACTTAGCTAAACATGCAGGAGCTGTATCACAGGATGACATCGACGCTTACAATCAAGGCAACAAGCCTGAGCTTAAAGCCTTGCGTAAGAACTACAAGGTAGTCAACTATTCTGCTACCTATGGTGTTGGTGCTGCTAAACTATCACGTACTACTGGTCTACCTGCTAATGAGTGTCAGGCTTTGCTTGAGGCTTATTGGGATCGTAACTGGTCAGTCAAGAAGTTTGCAGAGTCTCAACACATACGTAAACTAAATGGTGAGATGTGGGTACAAAACCCTGTCAGTAAGTTTTGGCACAGCTTACGCTACGAGAAGGATGTGTTCTCTACACTCAACCAATCAACTGGTGCTTACTGCTTTGACAAGTGGGTTGCCTACTACCGTACACGTAGAGGTAATATCATCGGGCAGTTCCATGACGAATCAATCAACTTAGTGAAAGAAGGAGATCAAGATGTTCACAGTAATACTTTGACTTGGGCTATTGAAAAACTTAATAAAGAACTTAAATTAAATGTTGACTTAGGTATAGACATACAATACGGTCAACGATATAGTGATGTACACTAAACTTATAGGAGGGCCGAATGGCTACACGTAAAGTAAAACTAACTGGTACTGCAGAGTGGGCAAAAGTATTCCCACAGAACCGTGACTTGCTAGGCTTTGATGGAGCTTATCAAGACTGTGATGGTGCTTGCACTATTGATGTCATCTTGGATGACGAGAATATGTCTAAGTTAACAGCCACAGGTTCAATGAAACGAGGTACAGATGATCCAGAAGGACGAGGTAAAAAGGTACGCCTCGTGCGTAAGTACAACACTGGCCGTGATTGGGACAGTGGGGCGCCTATTGTTACAAAGTCTGATGGTACTCCTTGGGATTACGATCTTGATGGTACCATTGGTAATGGATCTACTGTAGAGGTACTCCTCTCAGTCTACGATACACGTATGAAAAGTATTGTAGGTACACGACTTGACAAGGTTACTGTCATTGATCATGTAGAATACATCTCACCACAGGACGATGACAGCCCTTCCCCTGTCTTAGAGAAGCCTGTAGTAGCAGCTACCGAAGACTCAGTACTGTTCTAGGGATGTAACTTAGGGGGTGGTTGGTTTCCTTTCCTTTCCCTTCCACCCCCAACTTAAGGAGTGACTATGAAAAATATACAGACATTGGTAGACGATCTGTACCAAGTGATACAAGGCCAAGGTGGTTGGACTAAAAGCATTAGCTCCCAGATGGGTAAAGCTATTGCTGACACTGCCAACAAAAGGTTTTCTAAACCACAGGAGCCACGGGGTTATCTATCTTTATCTTCTATTGGAACTCCTTGTAAGCGTAAGCTATGGTATAAAATTAATAAGTCTGGTGAAGGTGAGCAGCTAGAGTCCAACACCTTACTCAAGTTCTTCTATGGCGACATGATCGAAGAGCTTATCCTAAGCATGACGTTAGCAGCTGGACACGATATGCAAGGGTCACAGGATAGGTTAGACGTTCATGGTATCAAGGGGCATAGAGATGCAGTCATTGATGGTATGACTGTTGATGTAAAGTCTTGTAGCTCCTATGCATTCAAGAAGTTCAAAGAGGGGAACCTACGTGATGATGACCCGTTTGGTTATATATCTCAGCTTAGTTCTTATGTTTATGCAGGTAAGGATGACCCACTTGTTACTGACAAGACTCATGGTGCTTTTCTTGCTATTGATAAGCAGAATGGACATATTTGTTTGGATGTTTATGATTTCACTGAAGAACTAAAAACAAAAGAGTTTGAAATGAAAGAGGCTGTGGCTATGATTAAGGGTAAGATACCTGAGGATCGTATTAAGCCAGTACCTCAGTCAAAGACTAGCCCTAACATGAAACTGTCTATGGCTTGTAGTTATTGTGAATACAAGAAGCTATGCTGGCCTAACATGCGTAAGTTTGTTTACAGCTATGGCCCAGAGTTCCTTGTTCATGTTGAGAAAGAACCAAGGGTTGCGGAGACAGTAGATGACTAGACAAGCCAAGCAGAAAGGCCGCTTGGGTCAGCAAGAGATTAGAGATAGGTTACTTGAAGCCTTCCCTGAGTTTGAGCCAGATGATATTAAGTCTACTACGATGGGGGAATCAGGGGCTGACATCCAGCTATCTCCTGCAGCTAGAAAAAAGTTACCTCTATCTGTCGAGGTGAAGAGACGGAAAGCAGAACTTAAAACTGTTTATCGTTTTATGGAACAAGCCTCTAGACATTCAGAGCATGAGCCTGTAGTGTTCTTTAGATCAGACAGAAAACCGTGGGTAGTAATGGTTGGTCTTGATCACTACATAGACTTATTAAGGAATTGGAAAACATGACAGTAAAAATATGGGACATATCAGTAGGGCCAATATCAGTAGACGAAGCGCCTGATGATGAAGACTTCCCAGAAGGTTGTAATTATTTTGTCGTCTGTAAAGCAGAGATAGATGGTGAGATGGAAGAAGTAAACTTTTGGTTTGAAGACCTTGCGCAGATACATGAATGGCAGAAACATTTTAGGACCAGTATCCAGCCGCTTGAAATAGACGAAGAACACTAGGAGAATAAACATGGCCGTTAGAAAACCTTTTGAACCACACTTGTATGATCGCTTTGACAACCCTGCTAAGGTAAAACTAATTAAAATCCTACAGCATCAGGGTCATGAGATCTCTTCTGTAAAGGAGAACTACTATGCTGATGTAGAGTCAACCCGAAAGGGTATCACCTACTATAGTGAAGCAGAAGTTAAGCGAGGTTGGTCTGAAGACTGGCCTGAGGATTGGACTGAGATTAGAATCCCAGAGCGTAAGACACGGCTACTTAAGAAGTATGATCACAACGTAAACTTCTTTGTGTTCAATAATGACCTAACTGCTTGTTGGAAGATACGAGGATCTCAGATGACTAATGATACTATCCGTGAGGCTAAGGGTAGATACATCATGAAGGGTGAAAAGTTCTTCCACATACCCTACAAAGAAGCTGAACTAGTGACATTAAATAGCTTGACCAACAGTCAAGAATCTGTATAACTAGGGGTTTCCAAATGAACTACGAAGTCCACCTAGCAATACTCGTAGATAAAGATGCTAATTTCCTGGAGATTTCTGGGGATAACTGTGGAGTACTAAAAGAGATAATTGAAGATGCTCTGTACGACATAGACGATGTAACCGTAACCCAATGTGAGGTAAATAAATATGACTAAACTAACTCTTGACGAAAACGAATATGAGATTGATGACATGACTGATGAGCAGAAAGAGATTCTAAACATCTTGAATGTAGGCTCCAATGCTTCAGCACTACTAAATCACATCACTCAGTGTGTCACTGCTATTCAGCAGATAAAGACTAATGAATTGAAACAGTCATTGGAAGGTAGTGAGGATGATCAATCGGAGTGATCTAGAAGCGTTTGGCTATTTTGATATGTTTCAGAATAGTCCAGACTATGAAGAAGATCCTGTCCGTTTTTATAGCCAGTTTGTAGAGGACAAAGTATTAACTAAAGGACGTGAACGTCTAGTAGAAAATACTTTGGGCCTCTCTGGTGAAGCAGGTGAGGTATCTGAAAAAGTAAAGAAACTCTTTCGGGATAAAGATAAGTTCAAGGATGAAGATATTCTGAAAGAGTTAGGTGATGTGTTGTTTTATACAGTAGCCTTAGCAAACATCTTCGGGGGTAACCTACGTAAGGTTATGGAGATGAACATGGCAAAGCTAGATGACAGAGAGCAACGTGGTGTACTAAAGGGAAGCGGAGATAATAGATGAGCAACTACCTACCAACAGACTATCAATCCTTCATTCATACTTCACGGTATGCACGGTGGCTTGAAGACGAAGGGCGACGAGAGAACTGGGATGAGACAGTTCAACGATACATAAAGAATGTTGTTTACAAGTCTTTTCCTAACAACAATCTAGATAGACCCCTTACTGATAAAGAGTTAGCTTTTGATTGGGGTAAGGTTGAGCAAGAGATTTACGATGCCATTATGTCACTAGAGGTTATGCCTTCTATGCGAGCTATGATGACTGCAGGTCCAGCTGCTACTCGTGACAATACCTGTATGTACAACTGTAGCTACCTACCCGTAGATGACCCTAAGTCCTTCGATGAGGCTATGTTTATCCTGCTCTGTGGTACTGGTGTCGGCTTCAGTGTCGAGCGGCAGTTTGTCAGTAAGTTGCCTGAGATCCCTGAGTTGTTTGTCAGTGAGACTACCATTGTTGTCAAAGACAGTAAGGAAGGTTGGGCTAAGGCGTTTCGTCAAGTTCTTGCTCTCCTCTGGGCTGGTGAAATCCCTCAATGGGATATTGGGTTAGTTCGTCCTGCAGGTGCAAGACTTAAAACATTTGGTGGTAGAGCATCAGGTCCAGCACCTTTGGTTGACTTGTTTAACTTTACTATTAAAGTTTTTAAAGATGCACAAGGACGCAAGCTATCTAGCATAGAATGTCATGACATCATGTGTAAGATTGGTGAGGTAGTTGTCGTAGGTGGTGTACGTAGATCAGCTATGATCTCTTTGAGTAACCTCAGTGATGATCGTATGCGTCATGCTAAGTCAGGTGCATGGTGGGAGAATGATCCACAACGTGCCTTAGCTAATAACTCTGTGAGCTACACAGAGAAACCAGATGCTGTATCCTTCATGCGTGAGTGGATGGCACTGGTAGAGTCAGGAAGTGGAGAGCGTGGTGTATTCAATCGTCAAGCAAGTAAGAAGCAAGCTGAAAAGAATGGTCGGCGTGATCCTAACTATGAGTTCGGGACTAACCCGTGTAGTGAGATCATACTTAGACCGAATCAGTTTTGCAATCTCACTGAAGTTGTGGTACGTGCGACAGACAGCATGGAAGATCTTGAGCGTAAAGTTAAACTGGCTACGATTCTGGGAACCATACAATCCACCTACACCAAGTTTCCATACTTGCGTAAGGTGTGGAACAAGAACACAGAAGAAGAGCGTCTGTTGGGTGTGTCACTTACAGGGATAATGGACAACTCCTTGATGACTATTAAGAACAAAGGCTTGGAGAAGACTCTTGAATATCTTCGTGGGATTTGTGTTTCTACTAATGCTGAATGGGCTGACCGTCTTGGTATACCTGTTGCTGCTGCAATTACATGCGTCAAACCGTCAGGGACGGTATCGCAATTGGTGGATAGTGCCAGTGGCATACATGCTCGCCATAGTCCCTATTATATCCGTACTGTGCGTGGTGATAATAAAGATCCCCTAACACAGTTCATGACTGATCAGGGCATTCCTAGTGAACCTTGTGTTATGAAGCCAGATCAAACAACGGTATTTAGTTTTCCTGTAAAGTCTCCAACTAAGGCAGTGGTTACTGAAGATATGACAGCCATTGAACAACTTGAGACTTGGTTGATGTATCAACGATATTGGTGTGAGCATAAACCCTCAGTGACAATCAATGTGCGTAAGGATGAGTGGTTTGAAGTAGGTGCATTTGTGTACAAGTACTTTGACGAGATGTCGGGCGTATCCTTCTTGCCTTACAACGAGCACACTTATCAACAAGCACCCTATCAAGAAGTAGATAAGGATCAGTATAAGGACTTGCTTTCTGCTATGCCATCTGCTATTGCTTGGAGTGAGCTGGCTAACTACGAGAAGGAAGACAACACAGTATCAATGCAGACAATGGCCTGTACAGGTGATGTTTGTGAGATGGTTGATATAACATAGGAGAAATAAAATGTATGTTCTAGTGCTTATAATGTTCTTTGAAGATAGGTATAAACTACAAAGTCACGATACGTTCTTCCCAAGCCAAGTTGCTTGTCATCAGTTTGCAACCCCACTTAAAAAAAGACTTATGGACACTAGACCTTCACCTAACTCTGATGTAAAATACTATTGTTTTGAAATCCCTAAAGAGGTTTAAATGAAATACGATCCAGTAAACAGCCCAGCACATTACAAGTTAAGTGGTGGTATAGAGTGCATTGATTATATTAAACAGGTGCTAACCCTTGATCAGTTCATTGGTTATTGCCACGGTAATATGATCAAGTATCAACACAGGTACATGTACAAGGGTAACCCTGTTCAGGATATGGAGAAAGCAGAATGGTATCTAAATAAAATGTTAGAGGCAATGGAGGAAATGCACAAATGAAACCATACGAAGAAGGTATAAAGGCTTTTAGAGAGGGCAACTTAGGTAACCCTCATAAGCTAAATACTAAGCAGGGCAGGGAGTGGGAGATGGGCTTTAACAAAGCTTACTTCCGTAACCTTGAAAGGGTTAAGTTGAATGAACAAAAACAAAAAGAGTCTTGAAGAAGAGGCCAAAAGTTACAGGCAGAAAAAGATAAAGCCACCGCTGAAAAACAAAGCACTTACTTCTCGTAGGTACTTAGCTGGTCAAGCGATGGCTGCGTTGTTATCAAGATCTCCAGGTCACATACACAGAGGAGATATAAAACGTGAGTCATATGATTGGGCTGACTTCATGTTAGAGGATGATGATGAATAACAAAAGGGGGCTTCAAGTGGCCCCCTTAAGTTTATTCTAATCCAAGATCTTTTTTTAATTTCTCTTCGTTATTAGCGAAGTTCTCTACTAGATCTTCTAGCAACAATAGTTGATTTACATCTAGTGTCCACATATCTTTTTCATTTATTTTAAAATAATCTAAGGCTCTTCGTAGGTCTGCTTTTTTACCTTTATTTTTTACGGTAAAGATAAGCTTAGTCTTTTTTTCTTCTGGATCAATAGACCTATCTAAGGCTTCTAAAGAATCCTTCTTAGCTATAGACAATATGTCTGTAAGAGTATTACGTTTCTCCCTTAAGGATAGACTGTCCCACTGACCACTATCGACTACAGAATCCGCATAGATTTCTAAACGTGGACGGACATACCTATTAAAAACATTAACTGCTTCGGGAGACTTACTCCTTATCTCAGTTTGCCATTGAGGTTTACCAACATCATTATACAGTTTTTGAATAGTGGTTGAAGGCAGCACTTCCCTGTAGCCAGAAAGTCTACCAATAGGGACTTGACCAGGCTCTCTTGTAAGAGCTTGTTCCTTCTCTGTCGTAGCTATACCGACACGACTCTTCATCTCATCTGGATCAACAGAAGCATCGGCTAATACCTCAAAGATCTGATCCATGTATCTAAGGGAATCATTAACAACTTTATTACCCTCTTTCTTATCAACTACTTTATAATCCTCTCCCCTAGCCATAGCAACAGCTTGGTTGATTGGGTCAAACCTTCTAGTAAAACCTGATACGTGTTGTGAAGTTAAATCTCCAAGAAACATACCGGTTAATTCTAAAAATTCTCCATCTTTAGCTTCACCAGCAAGGTAAATAGCTTTACCTACTATACCAAAAGCTTCTCCCATATCGTCAGTTAAAGCACGAGTACCAAAGTTATCTCCAAAAGCTACAAAAAGATCTTGTGGTACTGACCCATCACGTATTGCATGAGCACCCATACGACCTACAAGCATGGGAACATTTCTTGGGTAGTCGTAGAGGTAACTTTTTACAGCACCAAACTCATCCCTGTCTTCATACCAAGCAAGCCCTTCTTCTAAGTTATCTATCTGAGATACTGTTGCTATTGCTACAGTTCCCCAACCTACAGCTGTTTTAGTGCTGAGATCCATTGTATCCCTAGTAACAACATCTTTACCACCAGCTTTAATTGTATACTTATTAAGTAAGCTTAAGCCAGAGTGATCTAACATAAATGCAACACTGTTATTCCAAAACTGTCCAAACGGAGCTAATGCACCAAGCACAGGCACTGACCTAACGTTTTCAATTATGTTTGCAGTTTGACCTACTAGATCGTCTTGATTACCAAACTTCTTAGAAAAGGTATTCCTTAGTGCATTTTGTACAGCTCTAGCTTCAAGTTCAGCAAACTCTTTGAATGCCTCTGATCCTGGCTCCGATAACAAACCAACAAGATTTGGATCATCCATAAACTCATGATAGGTTTTATTATACTTAAGTCTAATCTCCCTATCCAAAGAGTATTGAAACTCCTGTGTTTTTGTCAAAAAGTCTTGAGCTTTAACACCGTAAGCTGTCTCAAAAAAGTTACTAAATTTTTGATAATTACTTTTATTTGGAATCTCTTTTGGATTTAGTTTAAACTCATCTAAAATACCTTTGAGTTCTACTCCACCATTAATATACCTAAACAACTCTTGCTGTGCACCTGGACGAATAGCAAGATAGTCCATAACAGATTCATAAGTCCCGTAAGCATCAACCATATTACGTACCTTCTGTCTTTGAAGGCTCATCATTTGAGTAGCTAAATTTTTATACTTAAGTGCATTTACACTATCACCCTTCAGGGTATTAAACACAGAACCACCACCATACAGAGCAGCACGAATCATATCAGATGCACTTTGATTTATTGTTGCAGCTTTCCAACCAATAACGTTTAGGCCCGTGGTTCCAGGATGAGTAACAATAGCTCTTACTAAATTCTCTTGTACGTTTACTAAACGTTCACCAAAAGTTTTCTTTATTCCTTTTTCTTTTTCTAAAGGATCTAAAACTGCCTTAGCTGCTTTTTCTGCAGATGTTTTTTTAGGGTCAAGCCCCATAGCCTGAAGACGTTTAGCTATCTGAGACTCTACGTTTAATCTTTGACCTGCTTCACTTGCAGTCTTTGCACCGATATTTAAAAAGTCTTCAAAAGAAAAATCTTTAAGTTGATCTGAAGAATCACGAAGTATCTCATAAGCTTCTTCTACAAGTTTTTTATTTTGTGATGGCATATCTTCAAGTGCTTCTTTAATATATAAAGAAACCTGCATGTCCTCTGGTTTTTTATAGCCAGCCTTACTTAGTACAGAGGCTACACCATCCCAACCCTCTTCTTCACTACCAATAAAAAACTTTAAGGCAAACTCGGTGTCGTAATCTACAGAAGTCTTAGGGTTGTTAGAAACCTCAGTAAGTTTTTTACCTTCCTTAACCATCCTAGCCCAAGTAGTTGTTCTTTCTTTTAGTTCAAAAAGTTCTTGAGCTAACTGTTCAGAAGATAGTTTTTGTAATCCCTCAAACTTCTTAACTTGACCAGCCCTATGTAGTTGTATTGAAGCTAGAGGTATGGCCTTTTTGTTCTTAAGATATACTAAACCAAGTTGTGTTGCTCCACCCAATGCACCAGTGGCTGTAGATATGCCAGCTTGAAAGGGATCTATCTCCTCTTTAAATCCAGATATAACTTCTGCTTTTTGTTGTGCTACATCGAGTGCACCAGCAGAGACCATATCAAAACCAAGAGAACCATAGATAGATTTTTTATCGGCTTTATCCAGTATAGCTTTAGTCTTAGACTTTTTTAGTGCCTCTTGATAAGCTCTTTGAGTGACTTCAGTTTGAACTTTAGCTGCAGCTTTTTTACTGCCAGTTCTTTTTAACTCTTTTGATGCTGCCTGTCTACCAACCCTAAAGGCTAAGTTTTTAGCTCCCTGTACAGCAGTCTTACTGGCACCTATACTAAAGAGTTTACCTGCACCAAGAGATACTATATTAATTGGATCTACAATAAGTGACCTAGCGTAATCGTATACAGCATCAGCTTTTTCTCCAGTGGTTCTGTCTTTGCTAAAGGCACCACCCAAAGAGTCAAACAATTTGTAAGCATCCTGTGCAGCTTTACGTTTGTTAGCTAACTTAACATCATCACCAGTGTTTAAAAAGGTAAGCTCACTTAAGGTTATTAACGACTGACCAGAATTAAAGCCACGCATATGATTTACATAGGAATTAATAATGTCTTCTTTATCATTCTCAGAGGTATCCATACCATGTCTCTGAGACATGTACCGTTCAATAACTTCAAAGTTATCATCAACAGATAAGGTTTCTACAAGACCTTTACCCTCTGTTTTTGTAGGTTCAAATCCTTCAGGTACAGGTTGCGTATCTTCTATAACTTCATTATCCAACTCAGTTGGAGTCGAAATAGCCCTTAGTTTATCTGCGTAGCTGGTCACTATTAAATCCCCGAAAGAGTGTCTAAATAAGTTTGGTCAAGACCAAAACCTAAATCGTTTGTAAATACAGCGGCTGCTAGTCCCCCCCTAGCAATAAAGCTTAATGCTATGCTGGGGTCTAGTTTCATCATGGCTTTATAAGCTTCATAATCTTTATCATTATTTAAAAGATTTTCTATTCTTTTAATTTCTTTTTGTTTTTCTCTAACCTGCCCAAGTGTTAAATTCTCACCTAATTGTTGGCTATCAGGTATAGTATCATCATAATCACTCAAAATATTAAGTGTCTGAGTTTGTATCTCAGCAAAACTTTCGTCATATCTACCCTGTACAGTTTTTTCCATCTCGTTTATTTGTTGAACTGTATAGTCTTCTTGTTCTGCTAATACACCAAGATCAGTTGTAACCCCTAGTGGACCTTCCTTACGACCCCTAATTGTAGGAGCAGAAACACTAGCTTCAATATCTGCACCTGTAACACCCATGATATTAGAAGAGTATACGTCATACATAACATCCTCTAAGTCTTTTGGACTAAAGATCTTACCAAGTATTGTAGACTCTTGTTGTTCAGGCTTTTTAATTTTTGCACCAGTAATAAAGTCTGGTGTAGCCTGTTTAATTAAATCTGCGGCAGATACGTCACTAGGTGCAGCATAATTAGTTGCTTGAATTACAGCATCATTAAGAATTGTTTCGGTTAGTCTACCCTCTAACTCCGCAGCTTGTGCAGCTGCAGCTATTCTTAAAAGTTCTTTTGGGTTTTCAGATAGTATACCGAGAGAAGATTCTTTATCTAATCCTTTTGAATCTAGATAATCATAAGCAGCTTCAAGTTTTGTGCGAGACTCTTGAACTTCTTGCTGTCTTTTAAGTCCAGACTTCCACAAATACTCTTGCATAGCATCTGACTTAGACTTAGTATACTCTCTATTCTCTTTCATCCTATCAGCTAAACCGCCTAAGAATGCTCCACCTAAAACTGCACCTAACATATCTTACCTCGCCATTAAACCTTTTGGTTTTACTTCTTCTTCAACTGCTAGTTCTTCTTGAGGCATGGCCTCTGCTGTAACAGCTTCTTCAGACTCTTTTAAGAGTGCGTAGCCTTTATCTTGTTGATCTTGTGGGGTAGCCCTATTAGCAGCAACAAGCATAGCTGCCCTTTCCATTGGATCTACCTTAGGTTCCTCAAAGGTTTCTTGATACTCTACTCCAGCTTTATCGGCAGCCTTCATAATAAATTTTCTTACGATGGGTTCTGCAATAAGGCTAATATCAATACTATGTACACCCTTTGCCACTGCACCAGTCATAATAGAATCACTTAAGTTCTTAGCAGGTACACCAAAGTCTAGAGCAAAGAAAACATTATCAATAACTTCTTCATCAGAGATACGATCTATATGATATCGAATAGCCTCATCAGGATCTGTTATCTGTGGGGGTCTTTCCCAAGGAAAGTTTTTAGGTTCATCTGTTAAAGATTGGCCAGGAATTGCTCCTTGAAGTGATTGTATCATTATTCTACTCCTGCGTAGTAATTAGCTTTAGATACTCTGTTTTTCATCATAGGTTTTCCTGGTCTTAAATATCCTTGTGAAAATACACGAGCTGCTTCTTCTGCAGTTTTAGTTTCTTGTAACTTTTTCATAAACCTTCCCTCAGAAGTGTTTTGAACTTCGTGTATAAAAAAACCAAAAGATGCTTCGTAAGAATCTGGATTTAAATTATTTTCTTTTGACCAAGATTCAAATGCTTTTCTTCTTGGTCCAGTCCACATCGCAAAACCCCTACCACCTTTAGAACCAGGAACTACAGGTTTTATTTCTTGCAGGTAATTAAACCCACCTGTTTCATGATCAAAGTTACCTACTATACCTGCAGCTTGAAAATCTGTTAAACCCAAAACTTCTGATACATCTCCCATAAGCCTTTGTCCAACATCTTCTTTATTAGCATCTTTAACCATAGCTTTAGGTGTATCAGACATACCAAGATTTTTCTTAGCCTCTGCTAATTCGGGGGCATCTTCTTGAAATACCTCATTAAGAATTTCGTCCCAACTTTGACCCCAAGATGCTACTTGTTTAGAAGTATCTGCGTAGGTATTTTTTACTTTTTGCATTTCACCTTTTGCACTAGGCATACCTACAGTCTGTGCTTTAGGTTTAGATCTAGCCCGACCTAACCCAATAATACTATCTGGCTCTTGTATATCAGTAGTATTTTTACTTAGTAAAGCAGACTTTTTTCTTTGTCTGTCCTGTCTTAAACTTAGCGACATATTTAAACCTCTTTCAAGTTTTAGAAATCAATAATTTTTAGGAAGACTTCAGATAAAAAATCTCCGCTTTTTGAGGTAGCTTCAATTTTAGCTTGAAGCTCTGCAGCTGTTACAGTGGCATCTGCTGCCATTTGTTGCAACAAAATTTGAGTAGCATTATTGGCATTACTTTCAGCGGTTTGAAAAGCTAAAGACATAATATCACGTTCACGTTGCCATACAGCGTCTAGATTAGTTTGAGTCATTGAATTAATAGCTGTAGCAAAAGTCATATTGCTTTCATTTTGTGCAGCAGTATTAAGCGTAGCTATATTCTGTCTCCACTGAGCATTAGCTTGCGCCACAACTAATCCATTAGTTGCATTAAATTGATCTCGTTGTTGTTGTAAGTTAGCATTAAACTCACGAACAGCATTTACAGAATTTACATTAAACTGATTTACGGAATTAGTTTGTGCTGCATTAAACTGTGAAGTTTGACTGGACAATGAAGCAAAAAATTGTTTAGTTTGATTTTCACTTGAAGCATTAAACTGTAGTGCAGCATTCTCAGCGGCTTGATCAGTAAACAAAGCTTGAACATTTTGTTGTGACTTAAACAGTGCAGTCTGCTGTTCTCTATCAAGGTTTGCCATATCCATTGCCAAGAAGTTCTGAGCATTTTGTACTGCAGCTTGTTGACGATTATTAAGATTAGCCATGTCCATGTTAGCAACTGCAGCAGCTTCTGCCATGATACCGGCTTGACGATTAGACAGATTAGCTAGGTTCATGGTATTAGCAGCACGAGAGTTCTCTAAAGCTACCTGCTGCTCTGCTGTAAAGTTCATGTTAGCTATGTCAGCAATACGAGAAGAGTTCTGTACACGAGCTTGGAAGGCTTGATCAAACTCTTGACCCATAAACTGAGCACGTTGTTGTGCACCTAGCATAGCACGTTGTTGACGGTTTGACAAGTTCTGAGCTTCAAAAGATGCAATTGTTTGTGCATCTGCTTGAGCAATAG